TAAAAACTTGTTGCCCTGGGTCATGTTGCCTGTGACCTCCAGCTTGAACACGTCCAGATCAATCTCGCGAAGAATCTGATTCTCCGCCATGGTGATGAATGTGTTGATTACCGGTGCCGTGAACACGTTATTGTTCACCTCGGTGTAGTTTCGGATGTTGGTGACAAGTTCGTCGTAGGTCATGAAATACTCACAGTCACTGTGCCAACAACGCCCTGCGCGATGAGCGCCTGGTCCTGGATGTACGGCTGCATGTTGGTGCCGCCTCGGACGCTACCGAAGCTCTGGAACGCCGTAAAGCCTGGTGCACCCACAAAGACGGACACAGGCTCAATGCGATCGGGGCGCGGATCGCGTAGTGCAATGGCGTCCCCGTTGTAGCGAAGTGGCTCGAGTTGCGGCTCTTTGGGCTCGTAATCGTCGGGACACACCATAAACCCGCGCCAGTTCTTGCGCAGGTTGTTGTACTTGTACCGCTGCCCGCAGTAATCGCACAAGCCGTAGGAATGTATGCCTGTCGCAAATGCCATGTCATACCCCCAGGTCCGGTACAAACTGCACGCTTGCGGTGTCGCGATCCTCCATCGCTGCGCGGAGGAAGTCCTCCTCGTAGATCGACTTGAGCGCCGAGGCGCGATCAGCAGCAAACTTGAGCGATAGATAGTACGCCAGGCCTGACGCCAAACAAGGTAAAAACCTAAAATTGACGTCTGAAGTGTTTGTGTAGGCACCTGCGTCCTGGATGCGACGGATGCGGTAGTACACAAAGGTGTAGTTCTGGTCCGCTGCAGGATAGAAGTACACCTTGGGGGTATTGGTACGCTCTACGTAAAACTGAGCAGGTCGGGCCTGTGTGGTCTTGTCAGGCACGTTAAGGTAGTCTTCACGGCTGATCCGCTCAATGTAGACGTCTGTGTTGATGCCCTGATTGTTTTGGCGAATGATAGCCTCTAACACATTTACCACGTCAGTCGGCAACGAAATACTACTGGTCCCCTGCACTAGGGCATAAGTAGCCTGCTCAATGGTCCACAAATTCAACCCACGATTGGCCCAATCAAGGAACAGCAGATTAAGCGAGCGGCGTGCCGACGTGAGTTGGTACCCACTTGTCGGCCTCATGCCGCAGCGCTCAAACGACTCTTCGATTAGGTCATCAATCGACAGGTCAAATGTGGTTGTGCCCGAGGTGGCCATTTAGCACATGCCGCCTTTTTTGTAGCCCTTGGCCATCATGCCACCGCCCATTTTGCCGATGGGCTTGCCCATGGCCATGCGCTTGTGCTCATTGATGCCACCTTTGTTGGCCATGCCGCCCTTTTTCAGCATAGGGACGCCAGTAGATTTACTGGTTTCAGACATCATCTTGTTCGCAGGACCGCTCTCAACGGCACCACCGCCACGAGTGGCGCAACCCATACCTTTTCCAGCCATATTAAGCTCCTTTTTTCATTGCACGGCCTTTGACGTCGGCCGTTTTACGTTTAACAGCGCGACCCATTTTGTCGCTCATGTCAGAATCTTTCATCATCTTGCCACCAGGCATCATGTGCATGCCTGCTGCGCCGCCTTTTTTCATCTTGCCAACGCCATCGGCTGCAAAAGCGGGCACTGATTTGCCGCCTTTTTTGACCATTTTTAGTTTCGAGGTTGCCATCATTACTCCTTACTTTGCTTGTTGAATAAGTTGATCAATTTTTGCTTCAAGGCGATTAAAGCGTTGGTCAATGTGGTCAGTAACTCTTTGCACTTCTGTATTAGTTGCGTAATCACGGGCAATCTCCTCTCGTGTCTTGTTTAACAGGATGTCTATCCGCTTGACTTCTTCAATTCTTTCACGGATAAAAAACCACAATCCGCCAAGTGCGACGGATAGAACGGTTGACCAAATTAAGTTAATGTCCATCAGCATTTCCAGCGCTCCAAAGCAGCCGCCTTGCGGGTAGGCCTGCCTTTTTCATCCTTCATTGGCCCTGGCATGCCGCCCATGCGCGCGCAGAACGAGTCCTTGCGCTTACCGCCTTTGGGCTGCGGGGCCTTCAAATTGCTGCCTGTTGCCGCGTTGTACTTGGCACGGCCTTTAGCAGTCAAGCCCGCCCCCTTGGAGACGGGCAATTTCTCGCCGCGACCAACCGAAAGGGAAGGGGTCTTCTTAGCCATAGTAAATGTTCACTGCAGACAGGTTGATCATGTAGGCATAGATGGCGTTAACGGCCAAAACACCTTGATCAGGAATATCAGGGGCATTGTTGAAAATGTCCGTGGCAGATACCTCATAGGTCAACAACCAACGATTGTTTCCGCTGACATAAGCAGCTGCTGGGCTGCCACTAATACTGCCTGTGTTAATGTCTGTAAGCGAAAAAGAATTAGCATCTATTCGAGTAATGGAATAGTTGCCATCTGTAGCAGATGCGCCTGACGATTCTGAAAAGTGAATCCCTACAATATCCCCAGTTACCAGCCCATGGGACGTCTTAGAAACGGTTACAGTTGTTCCAGTTCGCCCGTAAGTGACACTTGAGGTCACAGGAGCAGAAGTCGTATCAAACATCGCCAGCTCGCCTGCGCTGGCAGTGCCCACAAAGGAGAGGCCCCTGATACGGTTACGGCCCATCACCAGAAAACCACTGGTGTTTATATGCGCTTGTTTGACATTAGTCGCCATTTTCTTGCTCCGGTTCTGGGGCTTCTAGCCTGTTTATGAGCATCTTGTACGCCTGGATCGTGGCCTGAGCTTGAATCAAAAAGGTTTGAGCTTTCTGCGTTTCAGTCTCAAGGTCACAAATCTCAGATTCCAAGAATTCCTTGGTGATCTGCATTATGCAAAGGTTGAGTACGCGGGGACGTAATACACAGTGCCACCAATCATTACTTTGATTGCCTTAGCTACAGTAGTTACGCTGGTTGCTGTAGGAGCGCAAGTAGCGGCTGGACCTGTTGCAATATTCATCAACAATGGAATCTCACCAGTGTTTGCGCCACTATCCGTTACACGAATGAATGAAGCTGTTGCGGGCAAAGTAGCGTTGACAGAGTAGTTGGTGTCCAACTGAATTACTGCCAAAGTACCGCCAGGAGTAGCATCTGAACCACCCAAAGTAGCGCGGATTGCGTTAGCTGCCCCGGAAATACTGGCAGAAACGCCATCAACTTCCAAAGAAATGTGAGCGCCGTTAATTGTGCCCGCAGTAGCTGCGTTTGTACCGGTCACAACAGAGAAGGCACGAAGCGTTTCTCCAGAACCAGTGCTTGTAAAGGTTAGCTTGTTGTAGCTTAGACGCGTGTCGCCAGTAGTGGCAGACGTTGTAGCATAAGACTCGGAAATGTTACCAGCAGTTGTTACTGCAATGGGAGAAGCCGCGGTGCCACCAATAACACCATTGAGAGAAGAGACTGGGCCGGAGAATGTGGCCAATGCCATGATTGTTTCCTTACATGCAAGTTAGGCGTATCAGTCTGCATGTCGTCAGCCGGGACTGTCTGATACACCGGAAAGCCCGGATTAGAAGCAATATACACCAAAAGAAAAAGGGGCACAAGGCCCCTTTTTCTCTTTGCTTAGGCCGCGCCTGGCGAGCCAAACAGACCGCGTGGATCGCTGAAGCCGAAGCTATAACGCTCACGAGCCTTGTAACGGACGTTGCCGGTGTCAAAGTCGCCTTCAAAACCAGTCTTCATGGACACGCGCTCAAACATTTTCATGCCGTTAGGAGCGTCAGTCTTAATGAAGAACGCGTCTGGGTCGGTCAAGAAGTTGTTAACCACGTAGCCTTGAGGAACCATGCCCATGTTGCGGATGGCGTTGACATCGTTATCAGCAGTACCAACGCGCAGCGTGGACTTCATGATACGGTCAGCCGTAAACATCAGCTCTTTAGGAATGATCAACTTCAAGCCTTGAACGGCGATCTTCAAGCCGCGTTCATCAGTGAACGCTGCGATGTCGATCAAAGACTGTTCCAAGGAGGTCTCGGACAAGTCAGCGGCCGTAGCCAAGGTGTTGGACAGGTTTGGACCTGACAGAGTTGGGTGATTGGTTGCGCACAAAGCAACACCGTCGCCACCGAT